TCACACCACCGTAAATTGGCACCAGACAGGCATGAACGGCCGCATCTGATATTCCAGCAGACTGCGCTGTACCGGAATAAGATTATCCGTACAGGTCAAAGTAATGGTCATAGTGGCAGGGTCAAAGGAAAAGGTACCGTGTACATTAAAGCTGTCACGAAGTTTTTCCATCCCTTCCAGTGTATTGTCCGAAGCGGTAATGGAAAACGCCTTGAGCAAGGCATTTCTCCGGCTATTCAACGCAGGCCGGAAATTCAGCCGCCGCAGCATATCTTCCCGATATTGCAAACCATAGGTTGTGGCAGTAGCGACAAAACATTCCCGTTTCAGTTCATCGAGTGCCGTAAAATAAGTATCGAGTCCGGCGGCATACGCCATCAATTCGGCTTTGATCAGGCTGTTATCGGTAATGGCATAAAGACCGGTGTTTTCCAGCAGCCGTTTCATATGTTCAAATTCTGACATTCTGATACCTCCTGTGCGTTAAGCCGCTGTCACCGTGAGGGTGCCGAGTTTGAACATATAACTGTCATCCGGACAAGTTGTATCCTGCAAACCGCCCGCAAACGTATAATTGGCGACTCCTTCCGTTTCCAGTATAGCCTTGCCGAGAGAGGCTACATAAAAATTCTCCCCGACACACATATCCGCAAAGAAAGTGCGGATACGCTCCTCCACGCTGCTGATAACACCCGACACGACATAACCGCTTTTCAGTGTGAGCGTTACACTGACATTCACGCTTTGCAGACTGGTATTCTGTACCTGCAGGCTGATACCAAGAGGCACATATTGTTCCAGTAAAGCAGTTGCTTCATTCAATGCCGCTGTTGTCGGTGCTGCTCCCCTTCCACCTAAGACAACGATTACCTTCCCCCGATGATTGCTGTCTTTGAACGCCTTAGCGGATTGAATGCCCTCCACTTCCTCCGCTAAACGCTCATAAAAAAATGCATCCGCCCCATTAGGAGTATTACGGTAACTGTCCATAATACGCTGCCGCAGACTTTCGTCCGTTTCATCCTCCGTACCTCCGGAAAAGGCCGAGGAATTATTGATACGGATGCCGACTGAAAGATAAGTAACGATTGTTGTTACACCGCCGTGAGCAACATTATATCGTTCACCGCTGTCTTCCGCTTCACAGGTCAGCCATGCCAGGGTACTGCCCTGTGGAATACAGCCTTCCTGTGTCGTCACAAAATTCAGCGCCCCGTCATCGGTAGTACAAATCGTTCCTGCCGGTATCACAAAGCTGTATTCCAGCGGCATTTCCAGCATAAACACCACTATTCCCGCCGCTTTCTGACCCTTGCGGCGAGTCAGGCCTCTTTGCTGTGCGTGGAGATCCAACTGTTCTCCTGTGGCGGTATGTGGGAACATCTGCTGCCGCAGCCAGTCAATTTCAGCCGTCAGCGCATAAATTTCTCCGGCCAGCAGCTTCATCCGCAAACCGATATCGCTGGCCTGTTCCGGTTCAAAACCGGCCAAAGAGGTAAAGGTATCATTCATTCTTGTCAGTATTGCTTCATAGGTTTCACTCATGCTGTCACTTCCCTTCTGACGGGAATCTCGTAGTTTTCCCCGTCCATTTGTACAAACACAATCAGCATATCTTCCTCCAGTGATACACCCGTCACTTCCGCCGACGGTTCCTGTGCCAGTGCTTGTCTGGCCAATGCTTCCGCCTGTTGTACCGCATCAGGACGGGAAATATCCAGATATGCCAATGCGCTGCCCAGTGTCCTGTCATATAAAAAGCCGCCCTTGACCGCTGACAAGCGGATATAGAGTTGCTGCTGTTTTTCTTCCTTATCGGTGATGATATACGGATGCGCCTGTGCATCCACTGCCCAGTCACCGCTGATGTGTAAGGCTGTATCCATATTATGTGCCCTCCCATCTGTTGCCATTGATATAAATGTCACCTTCCAAATGGATGCTGCCGTCATTTTTCAAAGTAATGCTGGCGCCCCCCTGTGAAAACAGCATAACTTCTCCCGGCTGGATTTCGTAATCGTTATACAGCATCTTCACGCCCAGACAAAGCTGTTCCCTGTCATTTGACAGGATGACCGCTTCCTCCTGCGGCAAGGGGATATACCGCATACAGCCGGGAGACACAATAGCAAACTGTCCGGTACCATGAATACCGTTAGCCGCCACCCGTCTGTCAGCACTGTTAACGATAATACCCGATACACAAACGGTTGTGTCTGCCTTTCCTTTCATAATTTTTTCAGATAATCTCATATTTCCTTCCTTTCAGCCTCTATGCTTGTGGTTTCGCCTGTACTGTCAAGCGTATAACGAATGGTGCGGATCCGGTATATTTCCGGCTGACCGTTCAATTGCAGAAGCGTTCCCTGTTCTGCCGGAAAGCATCCGCTGCACGTCACCTGCAGCCGTTCATAAGCCGCCTCTGTTTTATGCAGCATCTCCTTGACAGAAAGGGCAGTACCATTCCGGCTGTCAGCGACATTGACATAGCGCCGACGCAGGATACCCAATTTTTGCGCCTTTGGGCTGATAAACGGCATACTATAGTCACCGCCCACACGGGTACGAGCCCATATATCCGAAAATAGCACATACGGGCGATACACATGACGACAGGATAAAATGCTGTTGTCTGACAGCACCAGCATTTCCTGTGGAGCTTGTCCCGTAATATCAATCACACCGCTGCGGCGTATCTTCGGTTCCGTCTGCACAAAGCAGCGGCAAAAGTTCTGCAGAACTGCCCACTCACTCATTCCCTTGGTAATGGTCAGCTGACCGCTGTAAGCGCTGCTGCTGCCTTTGAATTTCGTAAATCCCAGCGGAATAAAATGCCGCTGCATTAACAACGGCATAGAAGGCATACAGTACTGCTGCGGCTGCGCCTCATTATCCAGCAAAACAGCCGCTAAACTTCTGGCCGTAACCGATAGCAAGTGTCCTTTCTGACTGCTTTCTTCGGTCTGTTCATCTATATAGCCAAAGAAGATACGTTCTTCTTCCTGCTTCACTTCTATGGAGGACAGCAGCGGCACCTTTCCGCTGACGGCGAATACTGCTGTTAAGTAATCCGCCGGTGCCTGATCGTCAAAAGACAGGCTGACCTTGAGCGGATGATGCAGGACAACCGTATGCTGATGGATATCCTTCAAAATAAACGTCAGCAAAAATACACACTCCTTCCTGCCGGTACAGGCTGATCGGGACGCATGATATCCGGATTCAGCCGTCTTAAAGTTTCGATGGACAAACCGCTTTCATAGGCATAGTCCCACAGACAGCAGCTCCCGTCTGCCGTTTTCCGTGTTAAAGCTCTTGAACGGTACGGCTGCGGCATTTCCACAAAGGAAAAGCGGTACTGTATCACGCCTTCGATATCTCTGCCCGTCATGGTCAGTGATTCAAACACCGCCAGCATCGGCGGCTGAGAGGGTAAATATAAAATATCGCTGCCGCCGTTTTCAAAAAGTTTCTGCAGTTCTGCAAACTGTCGGATGCAATCCGTACCGCAGAATTCTCCTTCGCCGCTGATACGCCGGACGGTACCGCCCATATCACTGACAGCGGCCGCACCGTAAAGTGTTTTTGCTTCCGTGACCGTTCTGCTGTGAGTAATACGCAGCAGATACGGATTCAGCGGAAAGACAAACGCACCAAAGCTCATTTTTCCGTCACAGTTCATTCACTTCCTCCTCTGCCTCCAAAAGTCTTTCATAACGCAGACCATCTCCCTGTATGAGAGCCGACAAAAGCGAAAGATCACTCTGTTCATGGGCTTTGATGGGAATGGTTTGCCTGAGTTCCTCATAATTCTCCGCTTCCTTCATGCGGCACCTCCTTAATCATCCGAAGAGCGGTAATGCTGATATGTTCCCGGAACTGCTCCGGTCGGACAACCGCCCGGAAATCATCCCAGCAGCAGCCTTCCAGCCGCAGATCAACATCGCCCCAGCATAAGCGAACCGTAAAATAATCGAGATCATAGAAATTGCAGTTTTCAAAGGGACTTTTCAGCCTTATTCCCGTCAAGTGCAGTACATAGCGATACTGTTTCGGGATATGCGCCGCATCCTCACTATGAAAACAGGTACGCACCGGATGCAGTTCCACCTTTTGGCGCAGTTCTGCTGTCTGTGCCTGCAGCAATTGACGTCCGTTGATATAAATAACGGCATCCCTGCCGCATAATGCTCTTTCCTCCTCCAAATCATCCCCTCCTTTTACAGCGGCCGGATGCTTTCCCGCAGTGCTAACCGCATTATTACTTTATATGCAAAATTCGTCTTATCGTACATACATTTCTCTACCGCTACGGAAGTAATCAGCTTTCCGCTGTCTGCCTGCAAAATCGTTCCGCAGACCCGTTTAGCCAATTGTTCGCAATAGGCTCCGCCCATCTTTTCCTCACACAATACACTGACACACAGCTTTTCACTGCCGACCAGTACCTCGTCATAGCCCAGAAAATAATCCAGTCTGTCCGCTTCCTCCATCCAAAAGCAGATCAAGGGCTGTCTGACCGGAAAAGGCAGAGCCGTTCCGCTTTGGGCACGAATACAGCGGCAATGGCTGAGAAGCTCCATTTGCTGAACGGCCGCCATCATTTGTTCCAAAAAATTATTGTCCATCTTCCGATTCCTCCGTCATTTTTTTCAGACCGGCCTTTGTATAACCGCCGCACGACTCGCTGTAATCATCCTTCCAGATCAGTACAAAACGATGATTCCCCTGTACGATTTCACTGCCATAATGGCTGTCTGCCAGCAGTGTATATGGGCAAAACAGCACATACCGTCCGTCATCACTGTAACCCTCCGGAATATGCTCCACACCGCCCCATTTTTGCTGTTGGTAGCGCACAGGATACAATACGCCCTTTCCTTCCTGCCAGCCGCTGTTGGTTTCCACACGGATGGGAACACCTATTCGTTCAATGTTTCTGGCGATATCGTTCATCCTATACCCCCTCAAAAACAAAATCCTCTCCGGCATAGCCGCCCAACTGCGCCATAGCATCCTTGTACAGTTTTTCGGCAAAACGCAGACAATTCTCGCTTTTTCGGATGCTGACCTCACCGACCTTCACCGCCGCACTGCTATTACTCATAGTAAGCAGTACATAGCGATAATAGGCAAGGGCGGCAGCGGCCAGCTCCCGCTGACCGCCACAACTTCTCGTATGTTCAGAGACAGATACAACCTTTGCTATTGCCTCTTCACACAAAAAGCGGTATGCTCCGCCCTCATCCTCCGAAAGTCCTGACAGCTTCTGAAAGAGCGCAAAAACGCTTTCACAATTCAACTGTCAACCCTCCGTTTCTCATGCCAGTACCTTGGCCGCATCCTTGAAGATTTTCGCAAAACCGGCAATACAACTGATGGAAGCTCTCTCCAGCTGTCTGTCAATAAGCTTGTCGCTGTCGAGGATAATATCACCCGACTGCACCATTTCGAGCGCACAGTTCTTGTCCAGACCAACGATCTTGCCGGATACCATAGAAGGAATATGCAGCAGATTAGCGCCCATAGGTGTAATCATCCTGCCGGTACCCTGGAAATTCAGTCCGGCCTGTGCATCCTTCATTTCGGTCAGTGTCAGCAGCTTCTGCATCATATCCGTCGGCGCCAGCATCGTATTCAGTTCATAGGGAGACATATTCGCCCACAGATCAATCAGATCCGCATACGTCAGGGTATTAGCCGTATCCAGCGCAACGACCGATGCACTGTTGTTATTGCCGTCACCATTGATAAGCACATCTACTGCATCCTTGATCTGCTCACGGGCAATATGCGCACCGATCTGACGCAGGGTTACCGTAAAGAGATCCAGTCGCTGATACTTAATAGCCTCATACGAAGCCACCAGCATTCTGCCACGCTTGATAAGCTTGACCAGATTTTCACTGGTCTTTACATTAGTCTGCGGCAGGGCAGCACCTTCTGCTACAGGTTTGAGTGCTTTTTCATCGTCACTGGGGGTAGATACAACCGAACGGTAATCCATGCCGTCAATAACGGTCTTAGCGGCAATGATATCCTTCAGACAATCGTTGTTTTCCATACCCTGACGCACGGCTCTGGCTACATACTCCGGAAAGAGTGCCGCAGAATTGGAAGTTTCAAAGAATTTCTGTACGCTGTCGGAATGAGCGCCGCCCACACGGATGTCATAGCGCTTGAGCTGTCTCTGGAAGGCATCAAGCCCCTCCAGCGGTGTACCCTTATAGTGTTCGGAAGGATCGAGTTCCTCCAATACGGCGGTCAGGGAACGACCGCCGTTATACATCCCTTTTTCGAGTTTGATAGAGTCAAAAAATGCCATAATCAGTAACCTCCTTTTTATTAAAGCATAAAGCCGACTGTACCGGCTGTGCTGTTGACGTCAATGACGAGATATTCCTTGCCGTTGGTAGTATCAACGGTCACTTTGCCGCCGGTAGCGGCGGCTAACTTCTGATAGCCGACTGTAACGGTACCGCTGTAGGGCATGGTTACATAACCCTTAAGCTGTACACCGGCATAACCGCCTCTTACATTGGTGCAGACACCGCAAAAAGCACCGCTGGTCACGGCCTGCACTTTGTTATTGGCAGAGATCATAACAGGTTTTCCTGCCGCAACACCTGCTGCGGCCTCAAATGTGGTGATTTCCTCACCGAATCCGTTGAAATTGACACTCATGATAATTCCTCCTTAAATATTCTGATAAAAGTCGTTATGGTTGGCAGACGTTTCGGACGGTCTGTACAGCTGAGGACGCAGCGGCAGTTTTTCCGCCGCCTTGCTTTCAAAAGCATTTTTCATCTCGTCAAGCTGTGCAACAGACAAGCCCTCCGTCATTTTGCGAACAGTCTCCACACAGAGACACGGCAGTACAATCGCTGACAAACCGGTGATATCCTCGGTCAGCTTTTTTCTGACCATTTCGCCGTCCTGTGCTTTCTGCTGAAGGGCAAGATAAAGCTTGGCCAGTTCCTGCCGTTCTTCTTCGGTAAAATGCTGTTCTCCTTCCGAGAACAGTTTCTTTTCAATCGTCAAGTTAACTCCTCCTTGATAGTGATAGGCCTCAAAGCCTTTGTGTAAACCTTTGATGACACCGGCCTCTTTTTGTGCCGGTACTGCCACAAAGGACCATTCATAGGCATCAGTAGGTTCATGCAGTGTGGCATAGCACAAACGGCCGCCGTATTCCTGCCCCTTTCGGTGCTGACAATGTGCGATATCCTCGCCGCAGATCGAGCAGATACGCTGCTTGACGGCACAGCCCACACTGACTTCCTTTTTAATGCCGCTGTCTAACGCTAAGATCATGTCCTGTGTTTTTTCACTGCGGGGCAGATAGGCTCTCGCACATAAGCGGCGATAAGCCTTACCATCGGAGGTAAGCTGTCCCTGTGGAGCTTCCACCCTGCACGAAAAAATTCTGGCACTCTGGTTGCTGCTTTTCGGTTCATGATCGGCAATACCCGTCACGCCGACAAACATTTTTGCTAAGGTTTCCAGGGCTTCATCAGAGAATCGTTCATAATCCCTGTCGATCTCATTATCACAAAGCACGACAGAGAAGATATATACATCCTCTTCTGAAAGTTCCCTTCTGGTAAACCGGTTGATTTCCTTCAATTCTTCTGTCATACGATCTCCTTTCTGAACAGATAGTTTTAGTGTTGTTGGCTGTCTGCCTTACATAGGATGGGCAGAGCTTTCCGCCGTTAATTTTTGTGCCTGTGCCCGATAGAGGGCGGCTCGTGCTAACTCTACCTCATCCTGTAAATTGATGTTATCCCATTCAATGCGATAGTCACCGTAGTGTCCGTGAAGCTTCATCCACAGGTCACACACCTGACGAACAGCGGTGCTGAGTTGGTGACGGTAATATTCCAGTTCGCTGGTCAGAATATCCGCCTGCTGGGAGGACATCCGTTCCGTAGAGGACCAGGACAATCCTAACAGAAACGGCGGTATTGACAGCTTGGCAATCAACTGCTCTAACAGAATACGCATGGGTATCTGTGCATCGGGTATCTGATTATCGGCACCGATGACTTTGACATTGACATCCCCTACCGTTACAAAGTCCTTCGGTTCGGGGCTTTTCATAGCCCTTGTCCATTCCTCGGCAATCATGGAAGCCCGCTCCCTGGTAAAGCTCCTGTCATTTTCATTGGGTTTGTAGGATACCAGAAAGCGCACATTACCGACCCTGTCCCAGTTCGTACCAGTGGCATTCAGGATTTTCATGAGCAGATCGCCCACAAACGGCAGTCCTCTCAAAACAGATGTGCCATAAATCTGCTTTGGCTCGGTCATCAGCCTGCTGATAATCAGCAAATCAGGATAAGCGACCGGCACCCGCTCGCCGCTCGGCTTGGTCACATAACAAATCATATGAAAAGGATCATCCTTTCCGGTTGCCAGTGATACATCATCGAGTGAGGCATTATATAATCCGGCGATTTCCCGTCCATAGCCCGACAGGACGATTTCACCGACAGCCGTACCGTCTGTAATCAATCGGTCGAGATGATTTTCCAGAAAACGGCGGATACCCTTCTGACAGCCATTGACGGGCACATTGTCCAGAAAGTCCGACAACTGTTTTTCGGTGGCTGCATCATCGCATATCACACGGAAACCGCCGACTAACCGGATAATTTTGTAGATAGCCGCATCCACGACCGGAATATTCTCCCGCAAGGCACGATACAGCTTTCTTTCGCACCGGCCTGACCCGAAACGTCCCAGCAAAGCAAAGGGATTGCTTTGGTAGCCGTTACTCACGGCGGTCTGCACCGTAAGGCTCTCTTTCTTTTTTCTCTTGAACAGCTTCAAATTTTTCACCTCCTGTCTGTTTTTCCCACCCATACCCACCCGAATGTTTATAAAGCGATGGCAAAAAAGCCATCATCGTCTGTATGGAGTACGCTGGTAACAAAGTAGCGTACATCGTCCATCGCATGGTCATTTTCTTTGAGAGGCGCATCACGGCCGGTGCTTTCCCAGCGGTACAAACCGAATTCACGAATACAGTCACTGCAATTTTTACAGATACGCAAACGACCTTCTTTCAAAGCGGTACCGGTCTGACGGATACCGTCCAACACCTGATTTTTAGCCGGCCATACATGGTACTGACCGTGACGCTTGATAACCTCGATAAAACTGGCGGCAGACGGATCAACCACGATTTTGCTGACATTCCTGCCGTCAATCAGCTGACATAAGCCCTGATAATGTTCCTCATCGGTACGGGAAATTCCTTCCCGTTTGGAGCTGTAATAATATTCATCCACCCGATACCAGATACCGCCGTATAAACCCCACAAACCGAAGGAAGAAGGATTGACCGTACCGTAATCGCACGAAACCACATATTCCTCTGCTTCTCCTTTTGGTTTGTCATAGAGCATCGTATCCTCTGACATGAACGGATAGATAAGCCCTTCACTGGCGCACCATTTACCAAGAATAAACCGATCATAGAACGTACCGGAATACAGGGTACGATATCGCCGGCGAATCTTTTCCGAAAGAGAAGGATTATCATCCATTGTAAAGTGGAGATAATAGACGTTTTTCTCATCCAGTTTCTTGATCCATTCCCGACAGAACCAGTGCTGCGGATATTCGGGATTACAGTTGAACCAAAGTTTGGAACGGTCTTTGGAGCATCGTGCCAAAGCCTGTTCCACAAAGGAGCGGGGCATCAGCACTACTTCATCAAACAGTACGCCGCAAAGCGTCATACCCTGTATGAGTGCGGCGGAACCTTCATCACGGCCGCCGAACAGATAAAAGGTATTGCTGTGAGTTCCCGAAGATACTACAAAAAGATTAGCGGAAAGTTTTTCTTCTACCGTAAAGCCCAGTTCCCGCAGTACCGACAAAAGCGGAGCCGCTACATTTCTTCTGACCGAGCGGATCGTTTTACCGCAAATGGCAAATGCCATACCGTCAAAGGAGAACATCGCCCATGAAACGAAGGAAACACTCATACAAAGTGTCTTGCCGCTTCTGACAGCGCCATCACAGATGATACCGTCATATTTTGCCGTATCCTTCTGCGGCAGCCACCAGCGCATCACCTCCAACTGCTTGGGAGAGAATGCTACATAAC